GAAGTTTGGAGGATGAACACCATGAAGATAATTCACAACCTAAAAATTCAAGTGAAGGAGGTGACAGTAATGATGGCAATGTTATTCGCAATTAATATCGCAAAAGGAAAACGTACATTCGCGCAAGTTCCAAACTTTTTAAAAGAAAAAGTTAAAGAGTGCTTGATTGATATGGAACTAGAACACCTAGCGAAAGAGGGGGCTTAATAAAGCCCTCTTTGTTTTTGGCAAGAAAGGAGGATAAATGCTTGAAAATGTTTTATTTATCGTATCACAAACGTTAACCGTTGTGATTTTACCGGCGGTTAAATGGTGGCTAGATAAGGGAAATAAACGACTTATAGGACAAATAGAAAGTTTAAGTAACGAAGTAAAAAAAACACAAACCCAAGTTGAGGAGGTCACCGAGATTGGACGACAAAACAGGCGTTCAAATAAAAGTATCATTTCTTACAGATTGCACCAAGATTTAGGGGAGGCAATACTCAAAGGTTACACAACGCGCGACAACTTTGAAGAGTTGTCCGGCTTATATACAAATTACAAGGAGATAGGTGGTAACGGAAAAATAGAGGCGCTATACAAACGCTACACGGAACTACCTATTAGAAAGGACTAGACACATGAAAAAAATAATTAAATTACCGATTGAAAGTACTACACAAGTTAGAAAAACAGAAGACAGCCTTTGCGAACTATATTCGCACGATAAAAATAACGGGTTATTCGAGTTCGAGGTTACTAATGTTAAACTTGGAAACGAAAAGCCCTACGCAATGTTTAAATTTATGGAGAGTCAAAGTGTATGGAAAGTACTTGGAACTATTGAAGATAACAAGATTAAAGTTGCCTTTGATACAACATTAATCACGCAAGACGAAACGGTTGTTTGTTTCATTTACTTAGACGACGAGGAACGCACAACAGACTTTTACCGCTTCAAATTTAAAGTAAAAGTATCAGAAATTGACAAGTTGCACACTTACGCTGTTAAAGAGCGTTATTTTAACAACAGTATCATTGTTGATAAAGTAGACGTCGTTACTAAAGATGAACTTAAAGAGGCGTTAAAAGGGTTAACAGTATCAACTGTAGAGGGTGTTTTAACTGAAACTAGAGCAGATGAAATTTACGCTAAAAAATCAGAGCTATACGACGATACAGCCTTAAGGCAAAGAGTGGCAACGTTAGAGGAACGCCCCGACAATAATACAATTTATGATGATTCAGACCTTAGAGGGCGTGTAATTGCTCTTGAAAGTAAAGCTGACAATGATACAGTCTACGACGACACGGACTTAAAACGTCGAGTTTCGGAACTAGAAAACAAATCTGATAAAGATACAGTATACGACGATAGCGACTTAAGAGGGCGTGTCGAGGCGCTAGAAAGCAAACCGGATAATAACACGGTCTATGACGACACCGCATTAACTAACAGAGTTAAAGCCCTAGAGGAAAGACCAACAGGCTCTAGTTATGATGACAGCGACCTACAAGGGCGCGTTAGAGCGTTGGAGGAAAGACCAACTACAGCGTACGACGATACAGACGTTAAACAACGTCTAACGAACTTAGAAGGGCGCCCCGACAACAATACAGTATACGACGACAGCGCATTAACTCAAAGAGTAGAGGCGCTAGAAAGTAAATCGGAGGGAGCTACAAAAGACGACGTTAAAGGTCTAGAAGACCGCGTCGTTGTTTTAGAAAATAAATCTGATAAAGATACTGTATACGACGACACAGCCTTAAGTAATAGGGTTAAAGCGTTAGAGGACGCCCCAAAAATTAACGCTACTGACTTCGCTACTAAAAATGACCTTGTGGCGTTCAATGGTGAGCTTAACAACAAAGTATCAAGCGTGGACTTTGAGGCGTTTAAAACGACTATACCGGCGTCGTATAACGATTCTGACTTGGTTAGACGTGTTGAGACGTTAGAACACTCGGTTAATTACGACAACTCGCTAGGTAGAGACCTTGAAAATAGTGTAGAATCTCTTAAAAAGAGTGTAGAGGATATTGAATTTAAACTTAGAGATTATGATGGTATAGACTCAATTTTTGCAACAAAAAATGAATTAAATGATTATGTTAAGCGTACAGAACTGCCAGCACCATATGATGATACGAGTTTACGTCAAAATTTAGAATCGACTATAGATAATGTATTAGGAAATAAGGAAAATGAGTTTAATTCTAAGTTTGTTTTAAAAGACGACTTGAGAACCCTTGTAACAGAAATTGTAAATCAATTAAAATCAGAGAATAATTAAGGAGGATAAAATCATGTCAGAAGTACAACCATTATTAGTTTCATTAGTAGTATTATTATTAACGCTTTTAGGTAAGGCGTTAAAAGAGTGGAAAGCCTTTCCATCTGAATTAATACCGCGTGTATTAGGTATAGTCGGAGGCTTAGTAGGTTGGTACGTCTTTAAAGACGCTGCAGCCGTAACAAGTGGGCTTGCTAGTGTAGGTCTACATCAATTCTTAACGCAAGGAGTGAACAAGTATGACAACCAAAACACAAGTGGTGACTTTTCTACAAAACGAGGTGAATAAACCTCACGACTTTGACGGATATTACGGTAGTCAATGTGTTGACTTAATTAATTTCTATCTTAATAAGTTTTGGGGAATTAGATTATCCGGAAACGCTATAGACTTGCTAGATAGTGCAAAAAAACAGGGGCTGACGGTTATATACGACGCCCCGGGGGTTAACCCCCAAGCCGGTGATGTGTTTGTAATGAGTGTGCCAACACACCCTTACGGACACACCGGTGTAGTGCTCAAAGATAGCGACGGATATACTATCCAAACGTTAGAGCAAAACATAGATGGAAACGCGGACGCATTAACCAACGGAGCGCCGGCTCGTTTTAACGAACGAGATTTTAACGGCGTGATAGGGTGGATTCGTCCGGCGTTCGAAAACGAGGAGGTTAAAGAGATGACTTACACAGAAGATACAACATATTTACGACAAACCCCACAAGTAGGCGTGGCGCCTTATCGACAAGTGCACGCACATTCTACAGGGAACCCAACAAGTAAAGCAAGCGGAGAGGCAACCTATATGAGTAACAAAGACCTAAGTAGTGGGTTTTATACACATGTGGTTGGAAATGGTAAGGTCTACCAAACGGCGTATGTAGGTCAAGGAGCGTGGGACGTTGGTGGTGAGTGGAACAACGAAACCTACGGCGCGGTTGAATTAATCGAAAGCCACCAAACTTATGAGGAATTTAGACGAGATTACGAAATTTACGTCCAAGTATTACGCGACTTAGCAACTCAAGGCGGTATCCCAGTTACACTCGATAGTAACTCATTAGAGGGAATTAAGACGCATTACTATTGTACAAATAACCAACCTAACAACTATTCAGACCATGTAGACCCTTATCCGTATTTAGCTAAGTGGGGCGTTACAAAAGAACAATTCAAGAAAGATATTGAGCAAGGTGTAACGTCCAACACTAGCGAGGTTGATATATTAAATACATACACTGAACTAGCGAACAGGGAGCGCCCTTATTACCGCGGATTCTTAAGTCTTGACTATCAAGTTGAGACGGAACCGAACGAAGGTAGTAAGGATAAAGAGTTTCTACCGCGAGGCACAGAGGTGTATGTATATGAGAAAAAAGGCGGTTGGAGTAGAATTGGTTCACCTACCGCCCAACAATGGATAGAGGACGACTATTTAGTTGATTGCTTTATTTTCTAAGTTTACAACCCCCGAGATATTCGGGGGTTTATTTTTTTAACTTTTTTTTAAAAGTTTTAAAAAATCTATTGACTTTATACCTAATATTAGGTATAATTAATGATGTAAAGGAGGTGAGGTAGTGAGTAACAAAAGAAATAAAAAAACAGACTCTCACAAAGACAAGATGTTGGTACTATCAACAGTGTTAGCTATCCTCGAAATAGTAAACACAATTCTTGAAATCTTTGTAAAAGTCTGCAAATAACCGATTAGGGAACGGAGCTTTTATAAGCTCCTAGTACCTAAATGTTTACTCACATTATATCATGAAAAAAGAAAAAATACAAACTGCGATTATAGCACTAGGTATATTAGCCGTGATAATTTCAATTATCTTAAAACTTATTTAGGGGGTTTTACAATGATAGAACAAGCAATTAAACAAATAGAAGAATTATTCAATAGTGATTTAACAGATTATAGAATTTCAAAAGATACTGGAATAACATTGAGTGTTATTCAAAAATACAGAAATGATTCAAGTAAAATAGAAAATATGACTTTAAAAGTAGCAAATAAATTAATAAAATACACGGAGGAACTAAAAATGAGAAATTACGATAAAATGATGGTGGTAGTAAATGAGTTAGTATTAGAAGAAGGAGCAACAGTGACTTACTGGAGCGAAGATAAGCCAAACGACTGTACTTGTTGCTATTCTGTTGATGAGTTAAAGGCTCATTTAGGAAATATGGAAGAAGATGAATACGAAAAACTAGTATTTCAAGTTGATAACGGTGATGATTGTGACAAGTCTTATCAGTTTTACATGAGTGAGTATAAGGCAGTATTAGAGGGAGATAAGTTCACTCTAGACTGTTTGAGAAATACAAGATAAAAATTAAGCCCCAAAATAGGGGCTTTTTTTCTGTTGAGTACGACAAAGGCGCTTATAAAATAAGCGAACAGCTAACAGAACTAGCTGAACAATACCTATATGAATAAAAATACACCCTCTTATACGTTTGTTAGTAGTTTTTTTTCAAAGACTTTTTCAGTTATAGAAATTGTTTTTTTTCCTTCCGAAGGGCAATTATTACATCTGTAATACATAGTCTTATCGCCATTTTTTCTTTTTCTTGTAAAAGGTGTTAATTTATGATTGCATTTAGAACAAGAGATAAGTCCACGAAATATAGCAGGCAACTTATTTCTCTGACTTTTAGAACTGTGTGTTTTTCTTTCTAAAAGTAGTTCATTTATATAGTTATACTCTTTGTCGTTAATATAATTATCGTGAGTGTTTTTAATTATTTCACCTAGCGCCTCTGTATGTCCGCAGTAAACTTTGTTTTTTGTCATTCTATTTATAAAAACAAAATTCCATTTTTTTAGATTATTATACTCACTCATTTCTAACAATTTAACTGTTTCGTGTAAACTTTTTCCTTCTAACATTTTTTTAAAAATAAAATCAACACAATCTTTAGTTCGTTTATCTTTGATTAGTTGACCATCTTTTTTAATATATCCAAAAGGTGTTTTATTTATATTTTTACCATTTTTAACAGCTTGAATTTTGCCGGCCATCATTCTTTCTTTGATTGTCTCACGCTCTAATTGAGCAAACGTAGAAAGCATGCCAACAGTTGCCATTCCCATTGCTTGTGATGTGTCAAAATTTTCAGATAAGCTAATTAAGTTAACGTTGTTTGGTTTGAACAAATCTTCGATAAGAAACATAGTATCTTTAATTGAACGGGATAACCTATCCAACTTATATATTAGTACAATGTCTATTTTATCAATATTATCTTTTAATTTGTTAAGTGCCGGTCGTTCTGACTTAGCGCCACTAACTCCGGCGTCTACATATTCACCAACTATTTTATATTCATGCAGTTGGCAGTACGCTTTTAATTTATCAATCTGAAAATCAAGCGAATTACCGTTTTCAGCTTGCTCTTGAGTTGATACTCGAGCATAAATTGCTACTCGTTGCATTTTTTCGTCCCTTCCGGTATAATATACCTATACTATTGACAACAAGCCCTTGATTAAGGGCTTGTTTTTATTTTACCTACGATTTTACCTATTATTTTAAAATGGTCTTTTAAAGGTAAAATTATAGTGGTTGTTGGGTGATTATCATTTAACGGTACTAATAATATTTTGTAGTTTTCAAAGAACACTCTTCTAATTAAAATATCTTCTTTATACTCAATTAAATAATCCTCGCCGAATTTGAAATCAAAACCAAAACTAACCATTAACCTGTCACCCTCGGAATATGTAGGTTCCATTGAGTTATCAAACATGGTTGCCACTATATTATACTCATCTTTTTGGTAAGCAGATTCTAATAATATATCCGAATAATGTAATAAGTTTTTTCGCTTATCTTCTTCTAATTTATCAAAGTTCTCTAATAAAGCTAAAAACGTTAATCTATGTTCTTGATTTTCATATTTTTGGTTTGCGAAGTCTAAGTCTAACTTTATCTTGTCAGATTGAAATATTTTATCAAAGTGGTTAGATAACTCACTTTTAGAAATTACTAAGTCTTTCTTAACATCATATCCGGATAACCAACCCTCCGAGACTTTTAAAGTTTTGGCGAGGAGTTGGATTTTTTTTCTATCTGGATTAGAAATTCCTTTTACATATTGCGAAATATTAGATTTTGTAAGTTTAACATTCAATTCCTTTTGATAATACTCTGACATCTTAACCACGTCAACTTGCCTTAGGTTACGTTCTTTCATTATTTCCTTTAACCTATCGTTAGGAGTTGCGATTTTCATTTTTTACACCTCCTTTCTTTATTTATATTTTTATTATATTATAATGAAGAAGAAAAGTAAAGAAAAAAGTTTAAATAATTTAAACAAAAACTATTGACTTTTTAAAAAGTTAACTGTATAATTAAAGTACAAAGTTTAAATGATTTAAACTTAAAACTTAAGAACGGAGGTGAAATATATGGCACCACGCAACAAACATGCGAAGTTACAAAAACGTATCACTGATGTTTGTAAAGCTAATATAAACTTTGCTATACTTATGGAAATGTCAAACGTTACTCTTGTTAAGAAATTAAAAGATGACGGGATTTGGACTACCGAAGAAATCAACAAAGCTTGTAAGATTTTACAAATACCAATTTCAGAAATACCATTATATTTTTTTGAACTATAAGTTTAAATTATTTAAACTTTATAAAAAGGGGGAATTGAATGAAAGTAACAATTACAACTGACGCACCTATCTCAAATATAGCGTTAGGAAATTTAGAAAGGTTTCTAACCAACTATTTCAATAAATATCCCGAAAAATTAGAAATGATTAGAGGTGAGAATAATTGGACAAAATAAGACGACGCAAATTTAACAACCTATATTGGACTTACACGGTAATAGCTATTTGTACGTTACTAATGAGTAATTTCCAATTTGAACAAATACTATCAATTTATATTTTTATAACAGGAGTTACATTCGTTTATTTCGACGGAAGAGGGGAAGAGTTATTTCCTGACCCGGACGAAGAAAAATAAGAAAAAGAGGTAAATATATATGAAACATTACAATTACATTGAAAAGATTTTAGATTGGGCGGAGGAACGCAACCTATTAACACAAGGGGACGTTTTTATGCAACTTGAAAAATCAAGGGAGGAAAACTCGGAACTTACAAAAGCTATCACTAAGTACGAAAAAGGAAACGCGAAAGCATACGACGAAATTAAAGACGCAATAGGTGACGTGTATGTAACGCTAGTAGTAGCGTCAGACATTCACGGCTTACCGGTTTATGAAATTTTCAAAAACGTTAAGTTTAGAGAATATGATTCATATCATTGGCAACACTACACAGACTCATTAAGGGGTTTTGACAGGGTATTATACGCAGCGTGCGTTAACGAACATTCACCATATTACGATACACCCGGAATTTTAAAGAACTACGTCAACTTTTTAAACTCGGTAGCGATTGAATACAACTTCACATTAGTAGAGTGTATAGAGTACGCATACAACCAAATTAAAGAACGTACTGGAAAGATTGTAGACGGTACTTTTGTAAAGGATGTGAAATAGCATGATAACACCATTCGAAACTATGATTAATGATATTAAAAAACACTACAAACTTTCTAACAATAATCTAGCTTACGAGTTAGGGGTTAGTAGTTACGCCATTCATACTTGGTTAAACGGACAGCGTCCGAGCAAACCTAACTATATTAAAGTTAAAGAATTATATAACACTATCAAGAAAGAGATAGTAGCTGAACCAGTTGAGTTTGATGTATTCGACGATATGCAAAAGGTATTTTATTCAAAACGATTAAAAGCCGTTTTTGGGATGAAAATTTCTAGCGTGTTAACAACATTTAATCAATGGTGTAGAACTAACGAGAAACGTGGTGAACACTTTTATAACGGTCACTATTGGTGCGCTACAACGTTCGATATAGCGTTTGAATATTGGTTTAAGCATTCATTCACGAGTAAACAAGACTTTTCAGACGCGGTTAATAAGTTAAGAGACGCTAAGTTATTGATTGAAAGTAACGTTTTAACCGACAAAGGTAAAACGTGGATATGGCGTGTGGACGTCGACCGTTTGACAAAGTTATATCAAGAAAGGGTGAAAGAGAATGTTAATTAACATTGATGAAGAAATTTTAGAACTTTTAGATTTTTTAAACGTCAAAAAAGATAAGAAAGAACTTTTAATTAATATTTTACTTATCGAGGGAATTGAGGCAACAGTATCAAATGAGAATTTTGTAGCAAGTGAAATGACAAAAAAAATTGCAAAAAATAAAGTTCTGAATCTAAAAATTAAATATATTGTAAAAATGTTGTAAGAGTTAAGTGATGATTATTAAATTACACAACAACATGAAAAGAGGTGATGTAAATGTCTAAAGTAAAATTATTTCCCCACCAAGAGCGAGCGGTTAGACAAGCTAACGGAAGAAATAAAGTAGCTTATTATTTAGATATGGGTTAAGGCTTAGGTAAGACGTTTGTTGCTAGCGAACAAGCCAAGCTGTACGATAACGACGTAATACTAGTTATTTGCCAAAATTCAAAGGTTGGTGATTGGTCAGAACATTTCGAAGAATTTTACTTAAACAAAGTATTTAGTATTACAAGCACAAAAACACTTAAAAACTACGTTGATTACCAAGGTAAGAAAGTCGGGGTTATTAACTACGAAAAGACTTACCGCGAAAATTATAAAAGACTATTAGAATTAACAGGGTTCACGCTGATTATTGATGAAAGCTCGGTGCTCGGAAACAGTAAAACTAATATTTCTAAATTCGTACAAAAATTAAAATTTAAAAATCTCGTGTTACTTTCCGGAACACCAACCAGTGGGAAATACGAAAAATTATGGACACAACTTAATTTGTTGGGTTGGGAAATAAAAGAAAACAAATTCTTTAATCAATTTTTAAATCGTAAACTAATTAAACGTTTTGGACGGACTTTTTACCAAATGAATAAAAAAGAGCCTTACAAAAACGTTAATCGACTTAAAAGAAAAATGCGGGAGTACGGTTGTGTATTCATGAAAACCGAAGAGGTTTTTGACTTGCCGGAAAAAAATTTTATAAACGTCAGAATAGACAACGACGCAAACTATAAAGAGTTCGAAGAACATTGCATAGTTAAGTTTAAAAACGTAAAAATCATAGGTGATACAGTTCTAAATTATAGGTTAGGGCTTAGACAGTTGACGTGTATTCATAACGAGAATAAAAAGACGCGGTTGAAAGACTTAATTAATTCTACCGAAGGTAGGTTAATCATTTTCTATAATTTCAATGATGAATTGAAAGCTATTGAAGAGTGCATACCTAAAGACCGCCCAGTATCATACGTTAACGGTAGTTGTGTAGACAAAAATAATTATAAAAACTACGACAACTCCATTACATTAATGCAATACCAAGCTGGTGCCAAGGGTCACAACATGCAAAAAGCTAGTCACTTAATATTTTACTCACCTACCGAGAAATGTGAAGATTACATGCAAAGTATTAAAAGGATTCACCGCATAGGTCAAGAACGACCGTGTTTTTACTACAAATTTATCGTTAAAGATAGCATAGAGGAACAAATATATTACGCACTAGAAAAAGGAGAAGACTATACAAATGAGTTATTCAATACAGGAATTCGAAAAGAAACACTTACAACAATTTCAACAGTTGAGAGCGATTGAAGAAGAAAAGAAAAGATTAGACGGTATCTCTAAAAACGTTAAAGAAACAATTTTACAAGCAATGTTAGAGAACGATATTAAAGGACTTGAGAACGACGTTGTTAAAATTACCGTTACTAAAGCTAGTGAAAGTACTAGTGTCGACTTAAAAGAGTTACAAAAGAAAGAGCCACGCTTATATGGTGAGTTATTGGAGGACTATCCAAAAGTAACTAGACGCTCGGAAAGTTTAAGGGTTACTTTCAAATGATTCTAAGTAGACGATTAAGACAAGCAAGAAAAAAGAAAGGACTAACCCAAATTAAAGTAGCTCAATTGATTTTCATGGATAGACGCACGCTTTATCTATTTGAAACTAATAGACGAGTGCCACGCGTTGAAATGATTGAAAGACTAGCTAAAATCTACGACGTTAACCCGGCGTGGTTAGTGGGTTGGAGTGATAATAGTGAAAGAAAAAGCATTCGAAAACAAGATTAAAGCGTATCTAAAAAGTAAAGGTTGTTTCGTATTAAAATACAACCCGGAATTTTTCGGACAAGCCGGAACGCCAGACCTTTTAATTTGTTGCAATGGTTACTTTTTAGGTATAGAAGTTAAACAAGAGCGAGGGAAACCAAGCAAATTACAACTAGAAAAAATAGAACAAATACAGAATGCCGGAGGTATAAGTTTTGTACTTAAACCTAGCGGATTCGACGATTTTAAAAAATTAGTGGAGGGCTTATTAAATGAAAAAAGCAAAAATTAAAATTAAAAAAGATTACGGAAATTTCACCGAACGCAATTACACATTTTGGACTGATATGGACGACTTAAAAAAAGGTGACGTTGTTACGGCGTTCACTAAATACGGGTTACAGATTGGAATATTCGAAAGTTATACGGATGAAAATTTCGAACCTAATAATTTCTTGATTGAAAAGTTAAGCGGTGTAATGGTGTCTATGAGAATTAAGGAACAAAAAGACGCGTTGATTAGACAAAAGCTAGATGAAACTAGCGACTTTGTAAAACGTATCTATGCGCTATAGTCATTCACGAGTAGAACAATTCGAGAAATGTAAACTAGCGTTTCAGTTTAAATATATCTTTAACGTTAACTTGATTAACACGTTAGACGCGGACGACCCATTAATTATTGGTAAAGCAATTCACGAGGCAATAGAAACTAATAACAAGTATTTTGATACGTTCCCAGTGATTACCGATAAGCACGTTAACGAAGATATTAAGATAGGTCTACAGGCTGAACGAGTTAAAAGGAAATTAAATAATTTTAATTGTGAGTACGAAGTTAAACTCGAAACAGACGATTTCTTAGGATTCATAGACTTAGTTATCACAAACAAAAACGGTAGTGTTAGTTTATACGATTTCAAATATTCAAATAACGAGGCGCATTATTTAAAATCAAGACAATTACACATTTATAAATATTACTACGAGAAATTATTTAATAAGAAAGTCGATAAGTTAGGTTATATCTTTATACCTAAGACTTTCATTAGACAAAAGAAAACGGAGGACTTATTCAATTTTAGAAAGAGAATACTCGAAAGTTTAGAGCAACCATATATTAAATATGTCGAGTACGACCAAAATAAAGTTGATGAGCATTTTAAATTAATAAATACAATTAACAATACGAACTTTAACGGGTTATTTCCGTTTTGTACGAACCCGTACTGTGAATATTGTAGAAACTTAGAAAAAGGAGCTAATTATATGTTTGAATTACCAAAAAATGAAAAGAGACAAAGGGTTATAGACACTACGCCCGACTTATGGATATACGCGGATAGTTATGTAGGTAAATCTACCTTCGTCGATAAATTCGATAATGTACTATTTATCAATACGGACGGAAACACCGACAACACCGAAAGCCCGTTTATTTTAATCAGAGACGAAAAAAGTATGACAGGTAGAGTTTTAAAAACTAAATACGGTTGGGATACGTTCCTGGAGGTTATCGACGGACTAGAGACGCAAGAAAACACTTTTGAAACGGTAGCGATTGATTTAGTCGAAGACTTAAGGGAGCTATGTAGAACGTACATTTTCAAAAAATACGATTGGGAACACGAAAGCGACGGTAGTTTTGGTAAGGGTTGGCAAATGGTAACAACCGAGTTTAACAATGCTATTAAACGACTAAAAAGTTTAGGTTATAGAATTGTGTTTATCTCTAAAGAAAAACGCGAAGAAATTAAACTTAAGAACAATACAACCCGTACTACGTTCGAACCAAATATCGACGGGAAGACCGCCAACATTTTAAGCGGTACGGTTGACTTAACTGTTAGGGCGTTCGTTAACGACGAGGGCGCTAGAAAATTACAACTGAAAAAAGTAAATAACGAGTTCGGTGGTGGACGTTTCAATTTCAAACGCGACGTTATTAATTTAGATATTAATGAGTTTAAAGAGGCGTTAATTGAAGCCCAAGAGGGAATAGCAACCAAACCGACAAAAGTCAGTAAACAGGAACCCGTAATAGAGGCACTAGCGGATATTGTAGAGGTAGTAGAGGAAGACAAACCAAAACGTCGACGTAAGAAACCGGAAGAGGCGCCCGAGATAATCACGGACGAAGACGGCAACGAGCTAGTCAACCCATTTACGGAAGATGTAGCACTAGAGGAAGTAGAAAAGAAAACTAGAAAAAGAAGACAAAGAGGAGAATAATTAACATGGCAATTGATTTCAGTAAATACGATAAAATGGTAGACCTAGAGGGGTTACAAGCAGACGTTAAAGAGGCAATGGAAAACGGGGGAGAATTTAAAGACGCCCCCCACGGTACATACGAGGTACAAATTGAAAAGTTAGAACTTGGAATGAGTAAGTCGGATAAACCTATGATTAAGATATGGTATAAAATCTTAGAGGGTGATTATAAAAACAACAAGATTTTTCATAACCAACTAGTAGATACCGGACAAAAGATTCACATTGCGAAACAATTACTTGATAGTTTTTCAGAGGACGAGAAACCGATTGAGTTTGAAACTTACCAACAGTACGCGGAGGATATCGACGAGCTTAAAAAATATATCGACGATAATAAACTGGAGTACTCACTTGAGTATAGCAAAAACAAAAACGGTTACGACACATTCAGAATTTTAGAGGTATTCGAGGGTTAACCGCCCTCGACCTCCACGGAGGTAAACAATGATATTTTATTATGTTGAAAATAGCAAGGTTCACATTGCTGACCTTGACAACAAACACAATTTAATAATTGATAACAACGACGACCTCGACCAGTATATTAACCGTAAAGGGTCTGAAATATGGATAACATACGACCAAGCTGATTATTTTAAGAAAGTCGTTACCGTTTATGATTGTAAAGACGACTACAGTATTGAGTATAAAGTTAACTCATACGGTGTTAAAACTAAACTAGAGGCAGTTATTGAGACGTTTTTTGAAAACATAGATACTTTCAAATGTAAACTAGCTTTGATTAATGAATTTAGTTTACCAAAATACTTATTAAACTCTACGATAGCACGTATCACGGCTTACGCTATAGGTGGCACACCGGATATTAAAAACGAGTTTAATTTTAAAGTTTTAGATATTTTGTTCAAGTATAAGGATATAAAAAAGTTTTTCGATACTAACAAAAGCTATAATCAAAAGTTTAGGACTAAGGTTGCCGGCGTCGAACACGTCTACGGTTACGGTGGTTGTCACGGCGCTCGTAAAGGTTACGTTAGCACTAACAAAATAGCGGTTATCGACGTCGAAACGTTCTATCCGGCGTTACTACAAAAGTTAGGTTACTTTAACATAAAAAACAAGAGTAGAGCGAAATATATTCACGAGCAAAACATTAAATTAAAAGGTAAGCCCGAGCGCTTACCTTACAAGCTAGCGGATAACAGTATAGTAGGTAATTTTAAAAATCAATATAGCGAACTACACAACCCAAGAGCGAGTAATATAATTTGTGTTAACGGTCAAATTATGATTACCGCACTAATCGAAATGTTAGAGCCGTTTTGTAAGTTAGTACAAACTAACACCGACGGTATTATTGTAGAGTATACCGACCTTGATAAAATCGAAGACGTTTGTCAACGTTGGGAACGAGCTACAGGGTTAAATTTAGGTATTGAGTGCTACAGAAAAATCTATCAGAAAGATGTTAATAATTATTTGCTTGTAGGACGTAAAATAAAAGCCGTTGGCGAGTTAAAAGAGTGTTCCGAGGGTAATTATACCGAAAATATTATCCGGGCGTCTATGCGTGCTTATTTGCTCGATAAAGTACACCCTGTAAAAACTGTTAACGAGTGTAACGAAAAACGTGACTTTCAGATTTTAGCGAAACCGCATTATAAAGTATATGCTAACTGGTACGGTAGACGTATTAAAAACGTGTTTTCTTACGAGGTCAGCGAGGATTTTAAATTCTTGGATAAACAACATTATAGCGACACCGCTGTTAGGAGGTTAAAAAAATATGGAGTCACTATATAAGGGTTATGTTGAGACGAACGGAAAAAGCTCGATTGACAAATTTAAAAACGGCGAAAAACTCAAGACGCTAGAAGAGGCGCAAAAGTTAAAGTCTTATGGTGGGGTCTTGAATACTAATACAATTTTAATCGACGTCGACGACGAGGAACAAAGCGAAAAGTTAATGGACTTAGTCGAAGACCTACAATTAAATTGTAAAGTATATCAGACCGCAAGAGGACGACACTTTTTATTTAAAAACGATAAGGTACATAAAAACTATACCGGCGTTAATTTAGCTATTGGAATTAAAGCTGATATTAAGGTAGGTTTCAAAAACTCATATCAAGTTATTAAGAAAGACGGGGCGGAGCGTTTCGTCGAGTGGGACAGCGACACCTACGACTACTTACCTAAGTTTTTAACCCCGGTTAAAAGTAAGATAGATTTTACTAACCTTAGCGAGGGTGATGGTAGAAACAGTAACTTATTCAAATATATTTTAACATTACAAGGTTACGATTTTGAAAAACAAGAAGTAAGAGAAACTATAAAACTTATCAATAAGCATATAGTAGACGAACCGTTAGACGAAAACGAAATAGAGGTTATACTGCGAGACGACGCATTTTCAGAAGAGATATTTTTGAAAGACGGTAAATTAAACTACGATAAATTTAGTAGGTTTCTAGTGAGTGAACATCACATCAAACGCATAAATGGTAATTTGCACGTGTATAAAGACGGAATTTATCAATTCGGAACGTTAGAGTTAGAGCGAACGATTGACAAGTATATGCCTAATTTATTTGGTAGCCAACGCAAGGAAATAATCAACAAATTAGAGATATTAGTTGATAAGGAGCATAAAGTAGGGTCACCGAACGTAATAGCGTTCAAAAACGGCTTATTAGACGTTGAGACCGACTTATTTACAGATTTCACCCCGGATATAATTATCACTAACAAAATAGAGTGGAATTATAACCCGGAGACTTACGCTAAGTTAACTGACGAGGTAATTGACAATTTAGCTATTCACAATAAGGAAATTAGAATGTTAATCGAAGAAATGATAGGTTATACGTTTTACCGCCGTTGTGAGTTAAGGAAATGTTTTATTTTAACAGGGCAAAAGCAAAACGGTAAAAGTACATTTCTTAATATGTTGAAAGAATTGTTAGGGTCTAAAAATACGTCGGTGCTTGATATTAAACATTTAAGTGATAAGTTTTCAACAGCAATGATGGTTAATAAACTAGCTAACATTGGTGATGATATTTCAAATAAAAAGTTAAACGACACCGAACAATTTAAAAAAATTGTATCGGGTGAAAAAATTACAGGCGAATTAAAAGGTCGTGACAAATTCGAGTTTACACCGTATTGTAAGTTGATTTATAGTGCGAATTCTATACCTAAAATAGGTGACGGTGCTGACGCCGGAGCCGTGTTGAGTAGGATTGTAATTGTTCCGTTTCGCGCTTACTTTGACAGTAGCAACCCGAACTATAAACCTTTTGTAATTGATGAATTACTTACAGAAGATAGCATGGAATATTTAATCAACATTGGTATTGCAGGTTTAAAGCGAGTATTAAAAAATAAAAAGTTCACTGAAAGCGAGTATACTAACCGAGAATTCGAAGAGTATAAAAACGAAATAGACCCGGTAGATGAGTACCTAGAAACGCTAAATAGGGATATGATTGTTAACGAGAAGGTTAAAGTTATCTTTAACGAGTATACGCAATATTGTATTTCAGAGGGTTATGAAAGTGTAAGTAACATATCATTTAGTAAAAAGGTAGCTACTAAGTTTAATCTTACATCTAAGGTTAGAAAGGTTGGCGGTAAAGCTACGAGGGTTTATATAGAAAAAGGTAACGATTAAGTAACGGTAGGTAACGGATTTTTGAGTTTTATTGTTACCTATCAAAACCCTTGGTACTATTAACTTTTGAATGGGTAGGTTACAGAAGTTACAGGTTTTTGCGATTTTCTTATGTGTAAAGGGACTATATAAAATATATAAAATAAAAAAAAAGAATATATATATATATATATATATATACTGTAACCTTAAAATTTGATGAAAGTATTGATATATCAACGATTAAGGAGGTAACAGGTTGATGAACAAACAACAAAAAATTAGACGCGAAATGGCGCAAATGAAAATGCAAGGTTACATAATCAAAGAAAGACAAACGGTATTTATCGAAAGTATTTTGATTTTAATGTACTGTTTGCGCAATGATTATAATTTTGGTCAGAAAAGGGTTATGGAATTTATAAGTAAATTTTTAGATAATATGACCGACTTTAAGTTAGGTAAATATTACAATAAAAAGATGTTAATTGAAACTTTAGAAACTGAATTAAAGTTAAACATTGAAGAATTTATTAAAAACGAGGTATCAAAGACTTATGATAGGTTTGAAAAAGGAATATAATTTACCGTTATTTATATTTACGGTAGGTATGTTTATTATCATGTTCACAGTTGGGTTAATTGTTGGGACGTATATTGCGAGTGATAATATTGAAAAGTTGGCAAATGAAAATATAAAAAAACAACGTTTGATAGAACAGCAAAAAGACCGCGTAAGAGAATTACAACTATTTAAACAACAACAAGAAATTAAAGGCGGACAACCGTATGAAATTTAGGAGGGAAAAAATGAAAATATTAGATGTATGCTGTGGAAGTAAAATGTTTTGGTATGACAAAAATAATAAGGATGTGACTTTTGTTGATAATAGAGAATTTTATGAAGAATTATCAAGTGGCCATGTTGTTGATGTTAACCCGGATATTTTAGCTGATTTTACAGATTTACCTTTTAAAGATAATGAGTTTGACTTGATAGTGTTTGACCCACCTCATTTAATATGCGCAGGTGAGAATAGTTGGTTAGTAAAAAAATATGGAAAGTTAGACAAAAAGGATTGGCCAGAAATAATACTTAAAGGTTTTAATGAGTGTAATAGAGTTTTGAGCGATAAAGGAACTTTAATATTCAAATGGAATGACACTCAAATTCATGTTAATGAAATTTTAAAAATAATTAACAGAACGCCACTGTTTGGAGATAAAAGAGGTAAGACAAGATGGTTAGTTTTTAATAAAATTATTGAAAATAAAGGGTAAGGAGGATTAACAATGAATGAACAAAGATATTTAAATGTTGAAATGAAAGTAATGTTTAATGTGCCAGTAAGTGAAGAATTTGACATAGATGAACTTTCAGAAGAAGATTTAAAAGAAATAGCAAGCGATTATTTCTTTAATCAAAATGGACATGATGACGCTGAATATTCAGATTTTGAATTTGATATTTAATAGGAGGTTAACAATGAATATAGAAAACTTTAACGAAAAGTACGATAGAGAATACACGGAACAAGCAGTGGAAATTTACAAGTACGCTAAATTTGATAATTGGTTTAAAGTGTTGAAAGATATATTTTCTTACACTCACAACGCTATATATAGCGGTGGTAAAGAATTTCATATAATTTTCAGTAATAAATGTAATAGTGAAAAAATTAAAATCACGGTAACAAATAGACTTAACGACCTTTTGGTTACGTATGAAACAAGTGATATAAGTTTTGTAAAGGTCTTTCCTAATTTGGTTGAAAATGAGATATTTTATTCACTTGAAGAGACTTATTATTATTTAATGGTTTTTTTAGAAATAATTACAGATTATTCAAAATTTACACCGTTAGCATTACCGGAGTTAATAGACAAGAAAAAGAAAAAAATAAACTGGTTACATGCTACGAGATACATTGCCGGTATTAAATATCATTATAAGGAGGTTTAATTATGGATTTCAAACTGGTTAGAATTGATATATTATACTTTGAAATAGCAACTATAAATAACATTTTAAAAAGTGTTTCTGAATTAAATTTCCTCGAGGTACGTTCTGAAGACTTTTGGGTTTATTTAGAAAATGAAAGAAAAATGATGTTAGTGGAATGTCTAAAAGAAATTAGAAACGATATGATTAAAGAGTTAAAAGAGTTAGGTGTTACGGAGGAGTTAGAAAATGATTAAAAGAGTTGTAAAAATCATAGATAAAGACGGTTACGGTTTAGATTACGAGATTAACAAGTTTATCGAGACTGCAAACGAAAACGAGTATATTATTGATATTAAGTTTTTAGAGGTAGAACGCCGTAAACTTTCACCTACAGAATACCAGGGCGCTTATACGTCGTTAGGTGTTGACAGGGTGATTCACGTTGCGTACTTATTTATTGGGGAGGTGTAGTTATGGACTTAAAACAATTAGAGGAAGAGATTGATTATTTAAAAGAAAGAATAGCTAATTTAGAACGTGAGAAACTTAATAGAACGATACCGCGTGAAGTGGCAGTACCGTTCGAGGTAGAGATTCCGGACGATATAAATAAATACTATACAATTAATACAAGAGGTGAATTGCAAATATTAAGTTTTTACGCTAATTCTATTCAAGGGCAACTATATAGAAGAGGTGAAGCCTTTGAATATGAAGAAGACGCCTTTGCGCATGATAAAGAAAAGATATTACTTAAAAAACTTGAAGATTGGGCTGAAGAACATAATGGGGATTGGTATCCTAACTGGGAAGATTGCGACGATAAATATTACATAGCATACAACCACGGGGCGGAATGTTTTCAAGTTGCGAGTGAGTGGCGTGTTAATATTTTTTACAAACTACCTTATTTCAAGAGCGAGGAACTAGCAAGGGAATTCGCCGAAGAGTTCGGTGACGAGATTAAGGAGGTATTATTCCGATGGTAATTGAGTTAGGTAATAATTTAACTAATGTACTGATTCATTTAATAGACGGTACAGCTATAGTATGTGGAGTGTATCTATTCGGTAGAGGTCTTGCGTATTATTTAGCGGGAACTGATTAAGGAGGTATTGCTATAATGCAATTTGAAATTATTTTTACAATGAAAAATGACGAGAATATTTGTGTTACTGTAGATAGTGAAATGTTAAAAGACTTGCACGAAGTGATGAAAGATTTGCAATATATAAGAGGCGCTGTAAGGTTAAACTTCGGTGGTAAAATTGTAGACTTGAAACAAGTAGAATATTTTAGGTGGTATGTGAAATGTTAAAATTTATTAAAGATTGTATAAGATATGATGACAGCCCTAAAGGTTGGGGTTCTAAGGCTTACCATGTGGGAATAAGTAGAAAGGTCACAACTGATTTTTTTCTAATGTATGGTGGGCTTAAGTTAACTATATACTTAATTAAGAAGGTGATTAAATGATTGCTGTCGGATGTAGTTTCTACGCGTTTACAGATGAAGAGTTACAAAGAAAAATAAATTTGTTTAAAGAGAAACACCGAGATTACAATATTACGAGTTTAAGGGTTGAGGAGATAAGTTTATTTTTTTACACGATTGAAATGTATATTACTAAAAAGGAGGAGATTGATATTGATTAGTGCAATATTTCCGGCGATAGTCGTGGGGTTATTTTGGAGTGTATGCGCGGTGGTGCTGTTAATAGCGCTAGTCGTTGTGGTAAAAATTCTAGTACTAGTTGTTAGGGGGTTAACTGATGAGGAGTAAAAGGGAACGTCTAGCGGACGAAAAAAGGCGCTATTTAGAGCGAGTGTGGTGGTACGAAGACACAGTAGATAGCTTACAGCGAAGTTTAAAAGCGGAGGAACAAAGGAAGCAAGGTGTTAAAGCTATAGACTACCGCAAAGAGCAAATTAAAGGTGGTAATAAAGATAGTTGGGAGGCTCTTATTGATAAGACTGATAAGTATAAACAAGATATTATAGATACTTGTAATAAGTTGATAAAACTTAAAACGGAAGTATTAGAGATTATTAATAAGGTAGATAACCCGAGATGGCGACTGTTGTTAACTCTTAGATATGTAGAGCGTCTTAATTGGGACGCTATCGAGGAAAAGATGGATATAGCACAAAACACACGTAATAAGTTTCACGGTTTAGCGTTGGAAGAAGTAAAAATACCTAAGAGAAAATAACAGGATATAATGCTTTATTATATTTTATTATATTTTATAATATTTTATTATATTTGAAAAAAAAGTACTTACATAGTTAATACTGAATGTGTTACTATAGTAATGTGATGTTTCAGCAAAAAGTTCTCTTTAAAAGTGAATTGATTGTATATATATTTCTAAGAAAGTGCCATTTATATGGTGCTTTTTTATTTTTGGAGGTTAAATGATAAGTTATAGCGGTAAGTACAGGAAAGGTAGACCGATAGGTTTACCATACCAAGGAAGTAAAAAGAAAATCTCACGACAAATAGTAGAAATTATTAAAGAAAATTTCGGAACAAATAAAAGAGTATACGACGTTTTCGGCGGTGGTGGTGCTATGAGTTGCGAGTTACTACTTCAAGGTTACGACGTCGTTTATAACGAACTTAAAACAGATGTTTACGAAATGTTTAAGGAAAGTTTAGAACTTACAGAAGATGAAATTAAGACGTTTATTTTATCAAGAGACGAGTTTTTCGAAATTAAAGCTAAGGATCAAAAAAGCCCTATTGATAATCTGAAATTATTGATTAATAGTTTTGGAAATGATAGGGATAGTTACTTATATTCGGTTGATAAGTCGGAACCTAAGTATAAATTAGCTCTTGAAATTCTCGAAAATGAAAATGATTGGCGTAACTATAAACAAACGGAAATTTACAAAGCCCACGAGGGGCGTTTAATTAACATTGAAAGGTTGCAACAATTACAAGTGTTAGAGCAATTAAACAAGGTTAGTGGTATTAATAAGCCACTAGAAATGCATAATAAAGATTATAGGGCGTTTTCTCATGTAGAGGGCGCTATTTTATATTTAGACCCACCCTATGAAAATACTAGCGGTTACGTTACCGTAAAAAGTGATAGTGTCTCTAAAGGTAAAATAGAACGTGCTAGAAAGATTTTAAAGACGAAACCGAAAGGAACTAAATTAAGAGAAGGTACAAAGGTGTACTCGTTAAATGATAACGGGAGAGTTTACGTTCGCGAAACGTCGAACGGGTTTAACTCTAAATTATTCTACGATTGGGCTTACGAAATGAGTAAGAAAAATATAGTTTTAATTTCTAGTTACGCAATTTCAGACCCGCGTTTTAAATGTGTGTGGACGTTTGAGAAAGCCGGGAGCACTCTTAGTGGCGGTACCGACTTAAGTAAAAAAGAAAGGTTATTTATGGTATGCAAATAGAACAGATTGAAATTAATTTAATTAACGAGTATGAAAACAATGTAAAGATTCATACTGACGAGCAAATAGAACAAATTATAATGTCTATTCAAAAATACGGAAACAACGACCCAATAGCAATAGACGAAAATAATACTATAATCGAGGGTCACGGGCGTTTCCTTGCGTTAAAACGTCTTGGTTATGATACTATACCGGTGATTAAGCTAGGGCACCTAACAGACGAGCAAAAACGCGAGTATATTTTAATACATAATAAGTTAACAATGAATACCGGCTTCGATATGGAACGACTAGAAAAGGAACTAGACGAGATAGAAACCGACCTTAGCTTATACGGGTTCGAACAGTTTGAAGAGTTTTTCGAGGAACTAGACGAGGAACTAGAGGAACTGGAGGACGAACCAACAGACGAAACGGTTAAGTTAACTATTAAATTTTCACGAACTGAATACGAGGCGGTAGTTAATAAGTTAGAAACGATTAACAACGACCACCGCTTAGCGCTCTTAGAATTGTTGGGAGGTGACTAGTATCGCTAAAGGTAAGTACCACGAGTGGTTGCAACAAGACAATTTATTAATGATAGAGGGTTGGGCACGCCAAGGTCTTACTGACGAACAAATAGCGAGTAATATTGGAATAGGAACAACAACATTCTATACTTGGGTTGATAGGTTCCCGGTCATTCGGGAGTCCCTAAAAAAAGGGAAAGCGCCAGTAGACTTTGAAGTAGAAAACGCACTCTATAAACGAGCCGTGGGCTTTGAATACGAGGAAACAGAAACCTTGATTGAAGAGGTTAACGGTGAGACAAAAAAGAAAGTGAAACGTATTAAGAGAACGGCGCTCCCGGACACGAGCGCTATTATTTTTTGGTTGAAAAATAGAAAGCCGGAACAATGGCGTAAGATGAATCCTGTCGTTGAAAATAAACTTAAGGCGGAGACTGAAAAATTATTGAAAGAGGCGCAAAGTCTCGAGACCGACGAGGTTGGAAAGGTGGTATTTGTCAATGAAGACAGTATCGAAGATTAACCTTCCGGAAATAGTCGGTAAGGGTTACGGTGAATATTGGCGTTCTAAAAATTTCTATAGAGTTGTTAAGGGGTCTCGTGGTAGCAAAAAATCAAAGACTACTGCGTTAAATTTCATTGTAAG